AAGCTAAACTATCTACAAGTTATGGAACTAAGTTCCTAGACAATGTAGATGATGACGGTAGAATTCGTACTAGCTTTAAACAAATACTAAATACAGGTAGAGTTGCATCAGGTAAGCCTAACATGCAACAGATACCTGCAGATAATGACTATCGTAACTGCTTTATAAGCGGATTACCTGGTTGGGTGTTTGTATCAGGTGACTACAGCTCGCAAGAGTTGTGTATTATAGCCACAGGGAGTAAAGATCCTGTGTGGATTAAAGCACTACAAGAAGGTAAAGACCTTCATAGTGTGTGCGCAGATTTAGTTTATGGACAAGAATGGAAAGATGCAGCTGATGTAGGCTGTGCTTACTATGCTTATGCTAATTTAGGTGGTGGTACAGAACGTGCTCAACTTAAATGTAATTGCAAAGAACATAAAAGACTGCGTACAAACGTAAAAAGTATAAACTTCGGTTTAGCCTATGGTATGGGGCCACACAAACTAGCTGACACATTGCTTATTAATATTAAAGAAGCAGAAAGATTAATTGCAAAATACTTTACAGCATTCCCTGCAATTAAAAACTTTCTAGAGTCTCTTGGTAATTATGGTAAGTGGAACGGGTATATTAGAACATATGCACCGTACAGACGTATCAGATGGTTTGAAGAGTGGCAGGGTATAAATACAGACAAAGCTATGCTAGGCAAGATAGAGCGTGCAAGCAAGAACACACCAATTCAAGGTAGTGGAGCTGACATGTGTAAATCTGCACTAGTTATTGTGCGTAATTATATCCATGATAACAAATTACCTGTTAAGCTAGTGATGACAGTTCATGATCAAATTGACACTATAGTACACGAAAGTTATAAAGACGAGTGGTGTACTAAACTTCAAGAGCTTATGGAACAATCAACACTAGATATTATACCATCAGGGCTACTAAAAGCAGAGACAGAAATATCGACAGTATGGAAAAAGTAAAAGACACAGCAGGAAATGAATTAACTGCAGGTGATTATGTTGTAGTACAAGGATGGAGAGGGCTTCAGCCTGCAAGAGTGAGAACCTTTTCATCGTCATGTATGATATGTGACGCTCCTGTATTAGGTTATAAGGGCAATAAAAGCATGATGCGTTTGCAACCTTATTTACCTAATCATTCTCACACAGCAAAAGACAAGGATTATCCTGATAGGATGCTAAAAGTACTTAAAATAACTCAACAGCAGTATGACGACTTCGAGCAGAACCTCTAGACAAATAGAAATAGTCCAAAAGTTTGCTGATAACAAAGGTAGAGGTACATTACTAGCAGCTACAGGTTTCGGTAAGACTTACACAGCAATCATGGTTATACTACGATTGCTTAAGTCTAGACCAAACGCTAAAGTTATAGTAGTTGTACCAACTATTAATCTTAAAAATCAGTGGAACACAGAGCTACGCAAGAACAAGATTAAACAGTATTGCAATGTAATTGTAATTAACACTGCTTACAAGTCTAAAGCTAAATGTGATTTATTAATATGTGATGAAATGCATGCTTATGGTGCTGAACAGTTTATTAAAGTATTTAATAAGATTACATATGATTTTATATTTGGTTTAACAGCTACAATAGAACGTACAGATGGTATGCATGAAGTATTGCTAGAATATGCACCTGTTATTGATGAAGTTCCTATTGAGGAATGTCATACAAATGGGTGGGTAAGCGATTATCTTGTATACAATCTTGCAGTACCTATGTTAGAAGATGAGCAATCTAGTTACGACAGTGCTAATAAGAAATTTAGGTATGCAGCAAGTCAAATAGGATTTGGTGGCGCACAATCATTTAATAATGCTAAACGTTATTTAAATGATAAAGATGCAGATCCTCATAAACGTGCAATGGCTGCTATATATTACAATTCTATGCGTACTCGTGGTGATATATGTAAGAACTCACAAGCTAAAATACCTGTAATTAAAGAATTACTAGAGAAATTTAATGACCGTAAGGCATTATTATTTAGTGCATCAACTAAATTTGCAGATGATGTACAGGAAGAGCTTGGAGATATATGTTTAAGTTTTCATAGTAAACGTACTAAGAAAGAGCAAGCGTTAATACTTAAGAAATTTAAAGATGGTAGGACAAAGCAACGTGTAATCAGTAGTGTTAAAGCTCTGAATGCAGGTTTTGATGTACCTGATTGTTCTTTAGGTATTGTAGCTGCAGGTAGTTCTAAGAAACTTGACAATATACAGCGTACTGGGCGTATTATTAGATATGTGCCAGGTAAAACAGCAATTATTATTAATCTTTATGCCCCTAACACACAAGAAGTTTCGTGGCTTAACAAGCGACAAGAAGGACAAATTGTGAAATGGGTGGATAGCGTAGAAGAAATAACAGTTTAAACATAGCTAGTGGTAATGTCTCAACAATACCAATAAGACCACAGGCTGTGTAAATTAGGTAAGAGAATTGAGTACCCTCTTTTAAGACCGTGATTCCAGGCGATACTGCCAAACCACATGGCGCCTATTTTATATTATTAACTAAAAACTAAATTATGATTAAGATTATAGCATTAGGTATAGTATGCCTAATAGGTCTGTACGTAGTATGGATGATGATTAAAACAAAAGAAATAAAAGATGTGCATATAAATGCAACAGCTTATAACCTAAAAAAACACAAAAACAATGGCTCTAACGCAGGAAGAAAAAATAAACACAATAGTAGAAGTACTGGAAAAGCACAACAAGGTGCACGAAAACATGGAAAAGCAGCTAAAACTAATAGCAGACTTCCTAAACACAACAGCGGACCAAGTACTAAAAATTAAAAAGCAATTACTTGATACTGCAGAAAGTAACTCGTAAATCAATGTTGATAAGGCCATCAGGTCGTAGCACAGATTTCATATCTCCGTCATTTGGCTATGGTTGTTTATACAATTGCTCATATTGTTACATGAAACGACATAAACCTGATGGTCTATCAATATCTACAAACACAGGCGATATACTTACAGCAATAAATAACCATGCATACTTTACACCTGTAAATAAACCTAATCAAACGCACGCAGACTATACTACTTACGACATTAGTTGTAACGAGGACTTTGCACTGCATGCTAAATACCATGATTGGGAAAGGATCTTTGAATTCTTTAGAACGCACCCTGTTGCAATGGGTGCATTTGCTACTAAGTATGTCAACCCTAATCTAATTAACTTTGATCCGCAAGGTAAAATACGTATTAGATTTAGTTTGATGCCACAGCACATGTCTGACATTCATGAGCCTAACACATCTAAAATTATTGATAGAATTAAAGCTATTAATGCATTTATAGATGCAGGGTATGATGTCCATGTGAACTTTAGTCCAGTTATCGTAGAAGATGATTGGCTAGAGGATTACGAATATTTGTTTAGTATGATGAACGATTATGTTGATTATAAAGATCAAGTACATGCAGAAGTAATATTTTTAACACATAATGAGAAAAAACATGAAGAAAATCTGAAAAAACACCCTGAAACAGAACTACACCTATGGAATCCTGCAATACAGGAAGAGAAAGTCTCGCAGTACGGTGGAACTAACATAAGGTATGCTAAACATCTAAAGCCATTGTATATAGATGCATTTAAGGCTTTGCACGAAAGAGTTATACCTTGGAATAAAATCCGATATATATTTTAATATGCCTAGTAAAGATTATTTAGACTATAAACCTCTTATACCAGAGGTAAAAAAGAAAGTAAAAAAGGAATTTAAACCAAACACAGTAACAAAAAATGTATTTGAATTAATATTTGGATTTGGATACCCTAAAACATATAACACACCGAGTGTTATGAAAACTTATAGATACCCTAAAAACGACGGAAGCAATGGCAAAGTTAGTAAATTTCGCTGATCTCAGCATGATAGCAGTACCTGAACGTACTGAGACTTACATACCAGTGAGTCACCAAGAGTTAGTAACAAGAGTAAAGAAAGCAGGAATGCTTAAGTATGGTAGAGAACCTATTTCACAAAAACTAGAAGTAAATCACAGAGGACAACAAATGTTTGGCTCTATGGTATTTCCAAGCAGTGATAAAAACTCTGACATATCTATAGGATTCCGTAATTCGTATGACAAAACATTACCAATAGGATTATGTGCAGGCTCACAAATTACAGTGTGCTCTAACTTAATGTTTGTAGGTGATATTGTAAAATTACGTAAGCACACTCAGAATATTGAGAGTGATATGGATGCGTTGATTGCAGAATTGTTTACACAAACTGATAAACTACACGACAAAGCACAAGAAGATGCTAGTTATATGCATGATATACCACTTACTAACAAGCAAGTAGGCGATTATTTTGGTCAATTGTTTGTAAACGAGAACATTTTAAATGGTTCACAACTTAAAACAGCTACTAAAGAGTGGTTTGAGTCTGAAGTGTTTAAAGCTAGAAGCCTGTGGTCTGCTTACAATGCGTGTACTGAAGCACTTAAAACTTCACATCCATCAAATGCTTTGGAAAACTACACTAAATTACATACATTTACAGAAGATTATATTCTAAATGAGTATAAAGCACATTTCAATAAACAAATGA